CTGTGGTTAAAGACGCAAAGTTCTTTGATCAACATGAACACTGCCCGACCTGTGATCAAGACATTGGTGATGAGTTGCGACAATCTAAAAAGTCCGCTGCGACCGATCGCGCCAAAGAACTCAAGGGTTTGATGTCAGAGGCTGATAAACAACTACTAGAGTACCAAGAAAACATTGAGAGACTAGAGTCTGAGATGTCGGAATTAGCCCACAAGCAGAATGTTATGAATAACAATATGCAACTGGTTTCACGATTGACTCAAAATGTCCAAAAGATTCAGTCTGACCTTTCTCAGATGTCTAACAGTGATGGAGACATGGGACAAGCAAACGCAGACCTTACTGAACTAGATTCTGAGTTGCACGACCTCACAGACAGCAAATTTAAACTGACCGAGCGTTCATCTTATAACCGCATTGCCAGTGAGTTGTTGCGTGATACGGGTATTAAGACTAAAATCATTCGTCAATATATTCCGGTCATCAACGAACTGACTAACAAGTACTTGCAAATCCTAGACTTCTTTGTTCACTTTGAGTTGGATGATAGTTTCACTGAGACTATCCGGTCTCGTTACCGCGACACCTTCTCTTACGATTCTTTCTCAGAAGGGGAGAAGCAACGTATTGACCTATCTCTTTTGTTCACTTGGCGACAGATTGCCAAGATGAAAAATTCTGTGTCGACTAACCTGTTGATCCTTGATGAGACCTTTGATTCGTCTCTCGATGGGGAGGGTGTCGACAACCTTATGAAGATTATTGACACATTAAAAGAAGACACCAATGTGTTTGTAATCTCACACAAGACTGAGCTTGAAGATGCCCACTTCGAACGAAAGTTATCGTTCGTAAAGGATAAAAATTTCAGTCGTATGAGAGAGACCACTTGACAAGTGGGTATAGAATGTTATATAATGTGCAACATATCAACTGAGGAAACATCTAATGGAACTATCTAGTCGCACGGTCGAGATCTTGCGAAACTTCTCGACTATCAATCCAAACATTGTAGTCAATGGCGGAAACGTCTTGAAGACTATGTCTATCGCAAAGAATATCGTATCTCGCGCTGAGATCGAAGAGGACTTTCCAAACACATTTGGTATCTATGATTTGTCTGAGTTCTTGTCTGTGTTGTCTCTGGTAGACAATCCATCAATTACTTTTGGCGAACACTTCTGTACCGTTTCGGACGGCAGTGGTTTGTCATCTGTCAAATACTTTTACTCTGACCCTGAGATGCTTTCTGCTCCTAAGAAAGACATCGTCATGCCTGAGTGTGAAGTCAAGTTTTTGCTTACTAACGAAACCCTAAGTAAGATCAAACGTGCATCGTCTGCACTCGGCTACGACAATATCTCAATCCGTCCTAACGGAAATTCAATCGAGATTGCAGTGGTCGATACAGAAGATTCTACTTCTAACTCGTATTCTATTTTGGTTGAAGGTCAGTTCCCTGTGGATGAAAACTTTAACTTTGTTATGGGTGTTAACAACATGAAGTTGATGGGTGAAGACTATGAGGTATCTATCTCAACTAAGTTGATCTCACACTTCCGTTCAATTAATTCTAACACGCAATACTTCATTGCACTTGAAAAGTCATCAACTTACGGAGCTTAAAATGACTGAAGAACAAACAACATTTAATGACCTATCAAACCGCGTAGCACGTTCTTGTGTTGCGGTCGTGGACACCGTAGTGACGCGTGGCGGTTTCAAGGGTGAAGAACTTACTACCATTGGCCAACTACGTGATCAAGCGATTCAGGTTGTTGCCCTTTATGAAACTCTTGCGCAGCAACAGGCAGAAACTGAAGAGTAACTAGTTTGGGTTCGTGGGTTTACCTTTACCCGCGAATGATCTGTTTATAATGTTTACATTACCCGCGAACCCTTTTTTATGAAACTATATGATCCCCTAATTGCAAAAGAAACCTCAATTCACGTTGCACTTGGAACGGTCATTAACTACCCGCTTAACATCTTCTACACATGGTTAGCGGTTGTTAAGTGGGGTATTACGGATCCTTTAACTCTGTCTACAATTCTTACTGTTGGAATATCGTTTGTGGCATTCACTCGCATATACATAGTAAGGTCCCTTACTGAAAGACGTAAGGAAAAAATGAAACAGAATATGCCGCTATAGCTCAGCAGGTAGAGCAACTGATTTGTAATCAGTAGGTCCCGCGTTCGATTCGTGGTGGCGGCACCACCTTCGGAGATTCCGTGAAACTATCCGCAAGAATATCAGATTCTTTTGCAAGGTCTATGACTTCGTTTTTTAGATTCTTTGCAGACACCTTCTTTGGCCAGAACTACGGCAAACGCGCACTTATTTTAGAAACAGTTGCGGGCGTTCCTGGCATGGTCGGAGGAATGCTCACGCACCTATACAGTCTGCGTAAAATGCAAAAGGGTAATGGCACAAAGATCCAAGAACTTCTCGACGAAGCGACCAACGAAAGAAAACACTTGATGTTTTTTATGGAGATTGTACATCCTTCTTTTTTTGAGCGCGTCTTGGTTATTTTTGTACAACTTGTCTTTTGGCATTACTACTTGGTGATGTATATGTTTTTCCCTCGTACGGCACATCGTATGACTGGATATTTCGAAGAAGAAGCCGTGCAGAGTTATACAAACTATTTGTATCTGATTGAGTCTGGGGAGATTGAAGATGTTCCCGCACCACAGATTGCCATAGATTATTACATAGATTTACAGGAGGGTGCAATGCTCTCTGATATGATTGTGTGCGTCCGTCGTGATGAGATGCACCACGCAAAGGTAAACCACGCCTATGCTGACGATAGTTAATATTAATTATTTTTATCGTTTTTAACGATGGTATTTGTGATTTTTATTTGATAAATATTATTACGGACTATTTACACACCAGCGATATTGGTGTATAATATCCTGATTGATTACTACTATATTATGAGGTTCGAATGAGCAATGAGTTTCTATGGGTTGAAAAATATCGTCCGCGCAAAGTCTCGGAGACGATTCTAGAAAAAGAACTAAAGACTACTTTTCAAAACATCGTTGATGGCGGCGAACTGCCTAACATGATGTTTTCCGGTACTGCTGGTACTGGTAAGACTACAGTCGCTCGTGCGATGTGCGAGGAACTGGAGTTAGATTACATCGTAATCAACGGATCAGAAGAAGGCAACATTGATACACTACGAGGAAAGATCAAGCAGTTCGCCTCTTCTGTTTCGTTGTCCGGTGGTTATAAAGTAGTTATTCTAGACGAAGCAGATTACCTCAACCCACAATCCACACAGCCAGCACTGCGTGGATTTATTGAAGAGTTCTCGAATAACTGTCGGTTTATTATGACCTGTAACTTCGAGAACCGTATTATTGAACCACTGCATTCCCGTTGTACTAAGATTGCGTTCAACACGACCAAGAAAGGTCTACAGTCCTTGTCGGCGGAGTTTATGTCCCGTGCGATGCACATTCTTCAGACTGAAGGTGTCGAATTTCATAAGGACATGTTGGCGCAAGTCATCATGAAACACGCGCCTGACTGGCGTCGAGTTCTTAACGAGTTGCAGAAAGGGTCTATTTCGGGATCACTCAATGTGGCACCGATGATGGGGCAAGATGTCTCAGATCCGTACACTCAGTTATTTACCTCAATACGAGATAAAAACTTTAAGAAAATGAGATCGTGGGTTGTCAACAATATTGATGTTGAACCCGCATCTATTTTCCGTGGCATTTATGATCGCATGTATGATCATGTTGACCCAAACAGTATTCCGCAGCTTGTTCTCATTCTTGCTGACTATCAGTACAAGAATGCATTCGTGGCTGACCACGAACTAAACCTAGTCGCCTGTCTCACTGAGTGTATGGCGAATGTAGAGATTAAAAGTTAATGTATACGACAAGATTATATGAAATGTCTCCAGCAGACAATGTGTTGTATTTTCCGAACAATATCGACGTTAGGATGTGTCCAAAGAATGGAATGTCAACTCTTAAAGAACTCCACAGAATAAATCGCGGAGTGGATGAATATATCGGTCGTGTTGAAAGACTAAACAAGGTACGGAAATTTGGTGATCAGTTTGATATCCCTTTTCGGCCGGGTAGTTATCGTATTGCGGTTAAACGAGACCCTGTAGATCGTTTCAAGTCAGCTTGTGAATATATTGTTGCCAATCATGCTAGGTACATAAAAGAAGGTCGTGGTGATGAGTTACCCACATTAGATCAAGAGTTAGACCAAGTTTTAGATAATATTGAAAGAGGGAATCTTAAGAACAACCACTTTTATACTCAAACTTGGTATCTAGGTGATCCTAAACAATATGACATGGTTATACATATTGACGAACTGCATCAACTTATGATATTCTTAAACGAGGCGGCTGAGTTGGGTTTGTCAGAAAGAGAGATTAATATTCACGACAATAAAACGCTGTTGAAAATGTACGGAGATGCGTTGACTAATATGCAGAGACATCGTATCAAAAAGTTTTATCGTAAAGATTATGAGAACGGGTGGTGTAAAGTTGAAGACAAAATCTAATCTGGGCCCATTTGAGTTTATAAACAGTATTAATAACACTAAAGTCAATCTCATGGAGCAAGACGAAGAGGTTGAGACTAAATATAACTCGTTTCTTACAAATAGGTCATTGTCATATTTTCCGGACACTGTACTTATGTCCAATGAAATGAACCGTTTGCATCATCTAGATAACAAGATGCAATACGATTTTCTTATAAATATTGTACGTAAGAAGAAACGATTCTCTAAATGGGATAAACCTGAACAACGAGACGACATAGAATGTGTGAAACGTTATTTCGGCTACAGTGAAACTAAAGCAAAACAGGTGGTAGGTCTTTTGTCAGAATCACAAATAACAACAATTAAAAGTAAGGTGTTCATAGGTGGAAGAGAATAATCTAGTTCAATGGAACGCTGACATGATGTTGGAAATCACGTTAGCGGAACCAGATGACTTTTTAAAAGTCAGAGAAACACTAACACGAATAGGTGTAGCTTCTCGTAGAGACAACACTCTATTCCAATCATGCCATATCTTGCACAAGCAGGGTAGGTATTTCATCGTCCATTTTAAGGAGTTGTTTTTACTGGACGGTAAAAAATCAAATCTCGAAGTTTCAGACATGGAACGTCGCAACACAATCGCAACACTTCTCCAAGACTGGGGCCTCGTTGCAATCGTTAATAAAGAAGTCGCACTTGACTGTGCGCCAATGAGACAGATTAAGATTATCTCATACAAAGACAAGTCCAACTGGAACTTGCAACCGAAGTATAATATTGGAAACAACTGATAATGTCAGAATATTATGGTATTTTTGACGATCGTGATGAGAACATTCGGACCAAAACACCATTCGTAGGAAACTTGCCGTTTAATATGGAAGAGACCTATAATTGGAATGAGTACATGCAGATGATGGACTCACATCCGGATGATCTCTACGATCGAAACTCAGACAAAATGCGTATCGGATTAAATTCGTTTCACAGTCGCGGTAGTGCACCGGACTTCGCGAAGAAGATCTACGAAGAGATGCAGGATGTCTTTACGCTACATGCCCAGAAGATCACGAACATTGCGTTCAGTGGATTTGGGCGTGATAGTGGTTCTTATCCATGGCACAAAGATTCTATGGATGTGTTTTTAGTTCAAGTTATTAGTACTGTCGGTCTCAAGGTAGAAGGCATCAATAATAACGAACCCTTTGATTTTGAGCCGGGCATGTATGTCTATTTGCCTAGAGGGACTCATCATCAAGTATTTCCAAAGATTTCCCGTGTATCATTTTCGTTTGGTGTGGAGGGAGATCCAGATCCGTCAATGTACTACTAAGGACGATGTATGTCAGAGAAGAAGAATAATGTTGTTTCATTTTCTGCAGTAGCCATAAAGAAACAGGAAAAAGAGAAAGAGTTAGAGTTTTATTATAGACACTTGGACATGTGTTTGCAGAAACAATCGTTCATAGAAATGGACATCAAGGTCACAAAAGAAATCATCGACATGATCGAAAATGAGACGGTTGTGTTGGTTGACGATTCTGTCCCTATTATAGAGATAGATGATGACGACTATGATCCTTTTGAGTAACATATTCACAAATTATATGTTACTTTTCGTATCATAACTCGTATATATAGTACTGAGTATGCCGAATGGTTCGGGTACTCTTTTAAACTTGCTTAATTTTAAGGAGTCACAACATGACATTAACAGCAAAACAACTGTTCCCACGTTCAGCATTCGTCGGATTTGATACTATGATCGACGAACTAGACAGGGTCGCACGACACTCGGGTGATACGTTCCCCCCGCATAATATTCTAAAGACGGGAGAGGATCAATACCTAATCGAGTTAGCAGTCGCAGGATTCACTGAAGACGAGCTCGAGATCGAAGTAAAGAACCGTACACTTAGCATTCGAGGGTCTGTAAACGACACTAGAGAGTATATTCACAAAGGCATTTCGACGAAGAGATTTGAACGCCAGTTCCGTCTGTCGGAGTATGTTGAAGTAATGGGAGCTGATTTCAGGAACGGATTACTAGCCATTTCACTGGAAGTAATAATCCCTGAAAGTCAGAAGCCTCGTAAAGTAGCAATTAATACAGGTGTCACCTACCAATCGACACCGCAACTTTTAAACGAGGAGAGCAACAATGGAGAAGAGCAGCCGTCCCAACTCTAAACTAGAGGAAATGGGTTGGATGTTCGCAGGACTATCAAGTGTATTCGTGATAGCCGTCTGTGTCCAACAACTATTGTAATAAATAAGGGGGAGTCACATCCCCCTTTTTTGTGAGTTATATGAAAGCAATACAAATTGTCATGAGAGGAGACGAACGGTCTGAAGAGTATGCTGCACTCTCCCGTCAGTCTTTTCAACGCGCCATCGACGAAGGATACATTGATTCTATTGAGACCTTCGATGCGATCACTCCGCAATCAGATATGTTTCAAGAACATGTAGACAAGTACACATGGTCTAAAAGTCTCATGACACTAGACCTCATATCCGGTAAAGAAAAAGAAGATCACTCACCTACAGAGAAAGCTGGGATGTGTTCTCACTGGGAACTCATGCGACAACAGGGCGAGACACAAGAAAAGTTCTGGATCATGGAACACGACACATGGTTGATAGAAGAACGATACGAGTCGTTTAAACTGCTCGCTGAGTACGCCGAAAACACCCTCTACGCGAATATAGGACTATTCATGGGCATGTACTGCATGGACCAGAGATTTGCGCACTGGGCGCACCATATGATGACCAAGAACCAATTTCCTATCAACTGTGGGCCTTACTGTGTGTTACAGAGATTGTTCAGAACATTCACCACAAGCCACCTAGAACTACCAGAGATTGATTACTTCGGAATAA